TCGCATTTAAGAAGTGTTTCGCGCATAGTTGGAAATCGCTCTCTTTATCGTACCATGGTTTTAAGGCTTTTTCAACTATTCGTTATTAATTTTTGAGGGGGCCTTTTATGAATCGAAAATCTGTCTACTCTCTTGTTCTGGCTGTTGCTCTGGCCGTGTCTTTTGCGTTCCCTGTTTTTGCTGATGATCTGGCAACGGCTTCCGATGCTGATTATTATTCGAATCAATTATTATCTGTTGAATCATCTATAGTTAAGGCGGCGGCTTCTGAGTTGTCTCCTTTGTATTCTGTTAATGCTCAGAATCAATGGACACAATTACCGTATGATAATTCTTTGAATTACGTGTGGGTGCCTTCTGACTGTACTCGTCTTTGTTGGATTGCTCCTTCCGGGACTCGTCATTTACGTTTACGTGTGGATTCTTCTGATTTAGGTAAATTTGGTTCAGTTGTTTACTATCCCGATGATGCTGATGGTAGTTTTTCTTCTGTTTGGGATTATTTTTCAAATTATCTTGATGATGATGGTATTTTTTATATGGGCAATTTTAATCCTAAGTCTTCACCCGTGTATTTTTTTGTTAATACTTCATCATCGTTTATGATAGGTGTTAATCAATATGTTGATTCATCTTTGTCCTTGGATATAAGCGGTATTTATGATAATTCAGATGTTAAATTTAAATTAAAAACGGTTAAAATTGATGGAGTTTCATTGTATCCAAAATCTTTTGCGCGCACATCAAACAGATGGTTAAACTATGTTTTTACAGGTGGCGGTATTTTAAAAAAGGGTTATGAATATTCTTTTACTTTTTATAATTCGTTTGGGTCGTCCTCTTGGTCTGCTTTACGTTTGCAAACAAATTTAACTAATATTTGTGAGGGGGTTAATGATGGTAATTATGTTACTTTTACATTTACTCCAACTCGTGATTTGAATACGTCTGATTTGCTTTTTTATGTTGATAAAGGAATTGGTAAAGAAAATCTACAAGGGGTATTTTATTACATTTCTTCATCTTCCAGTTATATACCTGCATCTGATACGGGGCAACAAGGTCAGACTACTGCCGCCAACACTACTATCATAAAAAATGTAGTCACGAATATCAGTAACACCGTGAGTAATATTAGTAATCAGATTACTACTTCTACCACTACGATCACGAATGCTGTGAACAATGTTGCGAATCAGGTAACTGGTTCTATTAATTCGCAGACAAATACTCTTTCAGACAAGATACAGGGGCAAACGAATACAATTACAAATAATCAGAATCAAAATACCGATAAGGTTATAAAGAATCAGGATGAGAATACTGATAAGGTTGTAAAAAATCAGGATGAGAATACCGACAAACTTACTAAAAACCAGGACGAAAATACAAATAAGGTTACGGAAAAACTTGAAGATGTGAAAACCGGAATCATAAGCGGAATTATTGAAGGGCTGAAGAACCTGTTTATTCCGTCCGAAGATTTTTTTAAAAGCTATTTTGATGATTTGTATTCGTGGTTTGGGGAAAGACTTGGCTTTCTGTCCTTCCCGATCGACCTGCTCGCGGAGCTGGCGGAAATGTTCCTTGGCTCCTCTTCCACTGATTGTATTCTTACTCTTCCCAGTTTCTCTATATCCGGCTTCAAGTTATGGGAAGAATCCTCTTTTAATTTGACGTCGTTTCTGAATGAGAATTTTAAGTTTGTATTAGATGCTATTAAGTTGGGTACCAGTGTCATTTTGGTCTTTAATTTTATCCATCTGTGTGAGCGAAAATGGGAGGAGGTTATGATGAATTGATAGTAGAAAGTATTTTAAACCTCTTCTCTTCTGCCCTGAAACTTATTTTTGGCTGGATATCTCTCCCGGAGCTTCCCGCCGAAATATCATCCGTAGTGAATCAGTTAATCGAATATATGAAATCCGGGATGTGTTTTGTATTCCTTTTCTTTAGCATTGATCTGATTCGTATTATGTTGCCGCTGGTGATTGTGGTTGCGAACTTTGATAAGGTATATAAGCTTGTAATGTTCGTTCTGAGAAAAATTCCTTTTTTGGGGATAAAGTGAGATGGTTTCGGCCCAACGCCAGCGGCGTGGGCCGAGACCATTACTTGACAGTATAAACACTTAAGCGTACTTTTTGGAAAAAAAGGTGAAAAAATGGAACCGTACAATGTAAAAGTAATTACGTATCCTGATTTGACTAAACAGTTCAGGGTGTATCATAGTGATGTGTTTTATCGTGGGTATTATAGACAGGATCGAGTTAAAAATCCTTTTGATGATCGTTGGACAAAAAATATAGAAATAGATATTGATAAGCATTTTGAACATGTATCGGATGTATCAATGAAAAGGACGAAAAAGAAAGTTTATGATTATGCTAAATGTAATGATTGGGATTGGTTTGTGACGTTTACATTTAGCCAAAAACGGGTAGATCGGTATTCTTATGATGAATGTATTAAAAAGCTCAAAATGTGGCTGGATTACGTTCGTCGTTCCTCTTCTGCTCTTTCCTATCTGGTTGTTCCTGAACAGCATAAGGATGGCGCTTGGCACTTCCATGGTTTATTTAGTGGATTGAATGAAAAACAAATTGTATGGACAGGTAGATATGTTATTAAGCGTGTTCGGTCGAACGGAAGAAGTAAGTATGTAAGAACGTTAGATAAGATTTATAAGTTTGGGAGTTATAAGTTAGGTTGGATGACGGCAACGAGGATTCGAGAAAAAGAAAGAGTCACGTCCTACATAACAAAGTACGTCACTAAAGATTTGTGTAGTGCGTCGTACGGTCGTAAGCGTTATTGGTGTTCTCGGAATCTTCTATTGCCTGTAGAAGAGACCTACTACTTTGACGCTACTGATCGTTTTGTCTTATCCACTGAACTTGACGAGGTCGCAGGGTATAAGAAATCTAGTGTTGTACAGTATGGGGAAATGACTCAGGGGTTAAAAATATTTGAGTTGTAATATAAGTATAGTTAATTAATAGAGCGTTGTCAATAAGTAAGTGAGGTATTTTTATGAGAAGGTGTAGGCTCCTAGAATATTTAGGAGCCTATTCTTTTTTGTTTCCGATTCCGAGTAACCAGTCAGTGGAAACTTGATAGAATTCTGCTAGTATTCCTAGTGTTTCTATATCTGGTTCTGTTCTTCCTGTTTCGTAATTGGCTATGGTTGATTGTGGTATATTTAATTCTTTTGTTACTTCTCTTTGTGTGAATCCAGTTTCGTTTCTGGCTTTTTTTAGTCGTTGGGAGAATATTTCTTTATACATGATTGCACCTCCTTTGATTTGATTTTAGCATATTTTACAATTGTTTTGATTTATTTTTAGCATATTTTATGATTGCAAAACAGCATATTTTCTGTTAGTCTTTTTATATGATTATTTATTTTTGTTGAAAGGTAGGTTAGATATGGAACGGAATAAGCGTAGGTATTGTGTTGGTCATACTTATCCGGCGTTTTTCAATGGGCAGATTCATCATTTTACGGTTATCTCATTGGAGGATTCTTTGTTCTGCTATGGAATTCGTTGGGAAGATGGTGATGAGGAAATGTTAGCGGTTGAGGATTTGGATCGTTTAGTTGACAATTATTATTTACATGAATAAGAAGGAGGTTGCATTATGAGGTTTACTGGGTTTTGTAAGTTTCTGGGTGCTGAGACACGTAAGGGTTTTAAAGATCCGTCTCAAACGTTTTATGTCGTTGGAGTCGGTCAGGGTTTGGATTCTCTGCGCTGTTATGTGGACGCTGAGTCTTACGTCCGCTATTCTGGTATTGAGCCTTATTCGGATATAGAAGCCGAGTTTGAATATAATCCGGTATCGGGCAAAATCAATTTGATTTCGATCAATTAAGAAAGGGGTGTTATGTCATGAAACTGTATCAGTCAATTAAGCGTTTTGGTACTGTTCCAGTAGCTACGGGGCTTTGTGTTTTAGCTTCTTCTCCGGTTTGGGCTTCCGAGTCCTCTTCCGTTGTTAAACCTGCTGACTGGGCGCCAATTATTACAGCTATGACGGCTCAGATTTCTGTGTCTACGGTAGTTGGTGTGATTGCTTCCGCGATCGCTGCTGGTATTGGTCTAGTATTCATGTGGTGGGGCGGTCGCAAGGCTGTACGAACTCTCATGTCTGCTTTCCGTAAAGGCAAAGTTTCCATGTAGTCTTATATGGGGGAGATGGGTCTCCCCCATTTTTATTTGGAGGGTTCTATGTCGTTTAAATGGTATATGGGTTCACTTGATCCAGTCAATATGTTAAGGGTTGTTAAATATAATCAAGATTTCCGGAAACAGCATCCGGAATTTTTTGACCCGGAGGGTATTATTGTTTTTTGTGGTATGCAGGGAGCCGGAAAAACGATCTCGGCTGTCCAGTATGTGCAGAAGCTTTGTGAAAAGTATCCGCAGGTGAAAGTATGCAGCAATATGACGCTGAAGCTTCCTGAGAATATCGAATTTATTCCATGGGACGGAGTCCACTGCTTTACTGATATTGATAATGGCTACGCTGGGGTTATCTATCTGCTGGACGAGATCCACCTGGAATTTAATTCCTTGGAGTCGAAAAAGATGGATTCCAATATCTTCACTGTTGTGTCCCAGCAGAGGAAGCAGCGTAAACATATTGTTGGTACCTCGCAGGTTTTTTCCCGGATTGCGAAACCTTTCCGGGAGCAATTCCGTTATGCGGTGGCCTGCCGTACGTTGTTTAAATGCATTCAGATTAATTCGCTGATCGATGCAAAGAACGCACATGAAGAGAATGGAGAAGTTGTTGCTTCCAGTATTAAACGCTTTTTCTGGTTCCATTCTCCGCAGCTCTATGATTCTTATGATACTTATGCAGTTATGAATCGTTATCGGCAGGATTGGGGGTGAGATGATGCAGAATGCTATTACACTTTTTGCTGATGCTGTTGCTTTGGCTATGCCTTATGCTGTAGTTTTTGCTATTGGTCAACGTGTGGTCACATTGTTTCTTGGTATGGCCTTTAAAGGTGAGGTCCGCTTATGAGGAGGTTAATCTATGTTGGAATTTTATATTTACTGTTCAATGCTTTATTCTGCGTACCGGCTTTTGCGGCTGATTGGGAAGTTTATTCGCCGGATATTCGGGAAAGTGCTGATGAAGGTAACTCTTTAGATGGCTTTGATGATTTTTACGAGTGGCAGGATTATATGGATTCTCTGGCCTCTCCATCGGTGGCGACGCGTTCGAATGTAATAAGAATGCCTCCTTCGGCGCCGGCGCTTTATAGTAATTACACTCCTTATGATTCCTCTATTTCTACGGCTGTGATTCAATATATGTCTGATGCGCTGCCGAAGATTGGCAATGTGTCATATGTGTTGTTCCGATCGGGTCAGTATTCTTATAGGTTGGTGTATGCTGATGATTTGCAATGTGATGGTAACGTCTTTACCTCTGTTGATGCTGATTATATTGCTTATGATTCCCGTTATTACACGTGGGATTCTGGCTCAGAAGGTGCTTTTACTTTACGTGCTGATAGCTATATTGTGTATTCTGATCTTGGGGGGTATCCGGTCCTTGCTCGGGATTCCCTGTATTTATATGCCGTTTTGTTTTTAGGTGTTTTGTTCCTGTTGTTTACGATTTACCGCTCGTTATTCAGTCCCGGCCGGGTGGTGATTTAGCCGCTTTTCCTTGTTTACCCATTAACCGTTTTGAGAATCTGTTGTTGCGGTCGGACGGTGGGAGCATCGCCGGGGGGCCCGCCGTCGCGGAGTTACCTTTATGGGAGGTGTTATTTTGGTTTTTTCAGTGGTTGAACTGTTGTATCTTCGCCGTCTTGTTGTAGAACGTTTAGAATGGCTTGATAGACGTTTTGAAAGGAATATGCGTTATTATGGTGGCTCTGCTGATTTGGAGCTTATGGAGAGGAAAATAGGCTGTTTGGAGGCGGAGAAACAGGTTATGGAATCCATTAAAAATAAAGTGAATTTACAAATCGGCTTAGATGATTTAAAAGACTGTGAAACGTAGTGCTTCTCTTCTACTACTTTTCGCATTTAAGAAGTGTTTCGCGCATAGTTGGAAATCGCTCTCTTTATCGTACCATGGTTTTAAGGCTTTTTCA